ACGGTGTTGGTGACCGCCTGGGCGGCCTTCTCGGCGAGTGCGGGGATCTCGGCCTGCATGGTCTTGAACCCGGTGTCGGCCGGGACCTGCTGGGGCTGCTGGTCGCGGAGCCAGCGGCCGAAGACCGGGTGCCGCACCTGACCCTTCTCGAAGGCCTGCATGTGCATGCCACGGTTCTTCAGGACCAGGAAGATCGACGCCGACCGCAGCGACGTCTGAACGGTGGCCTGGCCCTGCCCGCGGATGCGTTCAGCCAGGCCGCCCCGGTGTGGCATCGCCGTACCGAAGGCATCCAGGACCTTCTCCCCGACCGGAGCCGCCTCGGCCTTCATCGCCTTGGTGAACTCGCGCTTGATGGCGGGGTCCATCGTGGCGAGCTTCTTCGCCGCCCACTCGGCCTCAGGCGAGATGACCTGGATGCCGTCCATCGGGGGCTACAGCGCCGCGTCCGCGGTGCGGGCGCAGACGAACAGCTTCGCCGCCGAAGATGCACCCAGGTAGGCCTTGAACGGGAAGGTGATCGTCGGGAACTTCCCGTCCCTGTTCGGGGTCGGCTGGCCGGTGCACCGGACGTCCGCCATCGCGAAGACCAGCTGATCAGTCCCGGTGCCCAGCGCCACGCCCGTGTCGAACTTGCACAGCACCCCGGTTGCGGTGTTCGCGATCCACGCGTTGCGCAGCGTCTGTGCCTGCGCGTTGTAGTCCATCACCAGCTGGCCGGTGACCACCTGGCCCTGCACGGCGTGCTGACCCTTCAGGCCCGTCCCGTCGCCGCGGTAGTCGTCGGTGACGATGTCGTTCTCGATCTTCAGCGACATCGACTTGACCGCGGTCAGCTGGGTGGCGCAGGTCGGCATCAGAACCGTGGTCGGCTCGGTCAGTGCACCGGTGTAGGCAGTGAAGCCGGCGAAAGTGAACGGGTTCGCTGCGGACACCGCGACGGCCGACTTGGCGATCGCCGTCGACATCGTGCGGGCTTCCACCTCGATCGTCTCGTTCAGGTCGCCGGCGTTGTCGATCTTCCACTCGATGCTCTTGATGGTGCAGCCCGGGAAAGTGTTCACGTCGTCGGTGTTGTCGACCAGCTTCTGCACCCACTGCACGGTCAGCGGGTCCAGGAACGGTGCGGCGCCCGTGGCGAGAGGGGTGAAGTTCTGCTGGTAGGTGGAGGCCGATACCAGCGTCGAAACGCCGGTACCTATCCCCGCCTTGTGCAGGAAACCCAGGCCCTTCGCCTTGGTGCGCAGGTCGATCGATCCGGCGGCGGACACCACCGGCCGGTACAACTGGCTGCTCGCGTCGACGTCGAAGGTCAGCTCTTCTGACTCCGCGTCGTTCGGCTGGAAGTCGAAGCCCGAATTGCCGGTGTACAGCACGCGCCGACCGGTGGTGACGGGGGTGCCGAAGGCCGACTCCACCCCCACGGTGAGCTGGGCGTCACGGTAGGTCATGCCTGGGCCCCCTTCCGGGTACGGGTGTGCTTGGTGTTGGCGTCGTCATCAGCCGGCGGGCTGGTGTCGTCGGATTTGGGGGCCGCGTCCGGCTCGGACTCCGGAGCCCCCGGAATGGCTTCGTCGGCGGCCGCGTCCTGGGCCAGGATCGGCGACACGGCCGCAGCGGCAAGCGCCTCAGCCTGGGCTGCGATCGCCACGACCGCGAGAGCTTCAGCATCCTCGTCGGCCGGCGACCAGTTATCGGGCTGGATCAGCAGCAGAGCTGCGATGACCGGGTCGACCTCGATCACCTCGTCGTAGCGGACGAGCTGCATGCCGAGGTCGACGACGCGGACGTTGTCGTGGCGAGTGTTGGTGTTACGGATCAGCATCAGGACCCCTCAATGCGTGCTTGGTAGATGATCTGGAATCGGATGAAGGACCAGGCACCGTTGGCGTCCTGGCCCTGGGTGAGTTCGTCGACGCCGCCGACCCGGACGTCCCACAGGCCGGGGATGCCCAAAGCGGTGACCGTGCCGGTCAGCTCGGCGATCAGCCAGGACCGGATCGAAGAGTGGATGTCGTACGTGGCGTCCCGGGCGGCCTTCGCGTCCCGGTTGCCGTTCTGCGACCACGCGGCGCACGTGATGGTGCCGGTCTCGTCGATCCCGGAGCCCATCGTTGCGCCGGCCCAGTCCTCCGACGAGCTGCCGGACGCGGCGCGCAACGCGGTGCTCGAGTAGTCGTCGTAGCCGATGGCCAGGTAGTCGCCGGAGTTGACTTCCATGGGCAGGCCGTCGCAGACGGTGAGCGCTGGCCAGTTGGCCTTCGCGCCGGCCACCAGCGCGTCGATCAGATCGGGGAGGGTGCGGCTCATGCGAAGCCGTCCGGGGCGAGGAGGTGGCCCTCCATGATCTCCATCGCCTGGTTCGGCACCAGGAAGCCGGTCAGCGTCGACGGATCATTCAGGTTCGGGCGCAGGCGCGAGATGAACCACTGCTTGGCGATCAGGCAGGCCGCAGACACCGCCCACGACGGGGCCTCAGCCCAGCCGGCCGTGTAGGTCACGGTCAGGTTGCCGGCGATCCAGCCGTCATCCTCGCGGGCCAGCAGCTGACCCTCGAATCGGTAGTCGGCCAGGTCCAGCGCGACCCCGCCAGGGCGGGTGGCGATCGATCCCAGCGAGGCCGGGTAGAACCTCAGCGGCAGATTGTAGCCGCCGCCGCGGACGCGCTCGACGATGGTCTCGGCCATGATCGGGCCGCACTTCTCCACGACCTTGTCACAGCCGAGGTTGGTGGCCGCCTGGATGGCTGCGACGTCGTTGGCGTTGGTGTTGCCGATGAAGCTCTGGACCATGGCGAAGTCCACCCAGGCGGCCACCGGTCAGGCCTTACGGCGAGTGCGGACGGCCTTCTCGACCGGACGTGAATCGATGGCAGTCTCGACGCCGCCACCGGCTGTCAATGCGAGTCCGGCGTTCAGCATGTCGACCGCCTCCCCATCTGGCAGGTCCACCTCGGAGCCAGCGGGTGGCCATGCATCACCGTTGCGGGTGCCGCTGATGGTCGCGGTCAGGATGATCTTCACGGTTGTGCCTCCCTGTGGGATCGGGCCAAGCACGGGAAGGGTGCGCCACTACCACGCGCGCCCTTCCCGTGCTGGTGGGTTTAGCTCGCGCCGCCGGTGAAGGTCTTCACCGCGCCGGTCTGATCCACCAGCAGGCCGTCGCCGCGAACGACCGCCTTGAAGGTGATCTGGTCGGTGTTGAACGCGAAGTCGGTCGACCGCTCGAACCGCACCCCGCCGGCAAGCCGGACGAAGTAGCGGCTGATGTCGCCGAAGATGATCGACTTCGCGCCCAGGCCCACAGCCGCGACATTCGGATCGGTGTAGACAGGCTTGCCCAGCAGGATGTCGGGCGCACCGACCTGCATCGACGGCTGCCACAGGTACTGATTGGTCGTGTCCTTCAGCTTGCGGACCGCGGCCATCGACGCATCACGCATGATCCACGCACACGACGGGGACTTGCGGTACGGGGCGATGACCGACCAGTACAGGTCGATCAGGTTGTCGGCGGTGAAGGCTCCGGTCACGCCTGTGCCACCGGTCACGCCGGCGGTCGCGGTGTAGGCGATACCTGCGGGCTTACTGGAGCCATTGCCGATCACCAGGTCAGCGCCCAGCGCGTTGCCGACACCCCATCCGCACTGACGGGCCAGGAAGCCCTCCAGGTCAACGCCGGTATCGTCGACGAGCTCGCGGGGCGCCTGCACGATCACGCCGTACTTGTAGGCACTCAAGGAGCGCTTGGTGAACGCCGGGTCAGACTCGCTGATCGCGGCGTTCTCGGCCACCAGTGCGCCGCTGCTGAATGCGGTGGTGACCGGAATCTCCAGGGTCTCGCCGGATGCGGTCTCCAGCACGGTCGGGCCAGCGGTCAGGATCGCCGACATGTCGATCATGTGCTCGACGAGTTGCCCGTAGAACGACGTCGGGACCGTGTTGCCGCCAGCGGTCGCGGTGCCCTTGGACAGATCTCGGTAGTTCGTGTCGCGCGGGATCTCGATAGAGCTGCGATCTCCGCGCAAGAAGGACCGGATCTCTTCGCCGACACTGGACTCACCGGAGGTCCTGCGCTCCTGCTTACGTCCGGCCATATCGGCGAATGCCTTGTCCATGTCGGCCGCGCGATTCTCGGAATCGAGCACCTCGGCGAGACGCTCGTCGAGCGCGCGCAGATCGGTGTTCGCCTTGAGCCAGTTGGCGTCTTCGTCGGCGCTGAGCTCGCGCTTCTCGGTGTCGGCCGTGTCGGTGATGCCTCGCATCTGCGAGACCAGGTTGAGCCGCTGCTCATGCAGCCGCTTGGCGTATTCGCTCATGGGTTTGTTTCCTCTCAGGTGAGCGATCGGGTTGGGATTGCGAGGTGGGTGGCGCCCGGCCTCAGAGGGGTGGAACCAACGCGCCGTTCGGCCTCGTAGGTCTCCAGTTGCCGCTGGCGTAGCAAGGTGGGGTGGGTTGCGCCCGGCCCCTCCTGCTGCGGCGCGGCGGCCCGGCCGGCAAGGATTGCGGCCAAGTCGCCCGACTCGGCCGCGGCGCGGACCGAATCGAAGTTCAGGTTGCGGGACTCCGCCAGTGAGCGGAGCCCGGAGGTTGTGTCGAGATAGGCGGGCTGCACGACCGGAGCCACGTCAACCAGCTGGATTTCCAGCAGCGTTCGCATTGGGAACCCCTGCTCAGTGAATCCCCACTCGTCCGCCAAGGTGCGGAAAGCGAAGCTCGAATGACGCACGTCCCCACGCTCGGCGAGGACGGCGAGGTCGCGGGCATAGGTCGTGTCGGGGAGGTCGACCTCGTAATCGAGCCCCTCATCGTCGTTGACCAGCCGCAGCGTCTCCGAGAGCGTGCGGCCCAGCAGGTAGAGATCATCGTGCTGGTAGCGGCACAGCACGTCACCACCATCGCGAAGCGTCTTGGTCGCCGCACCGAGAGCAACGCGCTCGACAAAGCCGCCTAGGTTCTGGCTGAGCTTGTTGTACTTCAGCGCGTATCCGCCAAGCTTCGGCGCCCCGTCCGGACCTGTGCGCAGCTCGACGGCCGTGGTCACGTAGCGGGTCTCAACGTCCTTCATTAGTAGCCCCTTTCTGGATCAGCGCCAGCGGCGCGTAGGACTGGCCCTGGCCATCGGGCAGTGGCTCAAGCTCCTCGAAGTCCCGGAGCTCGTCGATGTTCCGCAGCCCGATTTCGCGCGAGGTTCGGTAGTTGCTGTAGCGGGTCGTCGAGTCGACACGGATCAGCGCATCCGCGTTGAATTTCAAGTACTGCGGGCGTGGTAGCAGTCGGCGGCTCAGCGCGTCCTCAATCCGCTTCAGCAACGGGCGGATGGTGAAGGTCAGGAACTTGATCGTGTTCTGTTCGACAGTCGAGTAGGTGAGGCTGTTGCCGGTCTCGCCGCCGATCATTTCCGGGGGGATGTTGTAGATGGCCGCGATCTGCGTCGCGTTCGCCTTGATCGACTGGAGGAAAGCCACATCGCCCGCCGGCAGACTCAGGACGTCGAAGTCCCAATCCATGCCATATACGAACGGCTTGCCGTTGCGAATGCGATTCGAGGCACGCTCCGACAGCGCCTCGGCCTCGATCGCGTCGAGTGACTTCTTATTGTTCTTGAGCTTTGAGCCAGGAACGGCGCGAGACTTCGACCAATCCCGATTGGCGCGCTGAGCTTCGCGCGCCGCCGAGAATGTGTCGGCGAAGTACTGCACCCGCGAGACGCCCAGCGCCTTGCCCGGCATCGACATTGCCGGGATGTAGACGAATTCCTCGGGCTCAATCGTTGCGCCATCGAGCCAGTACTTCGCCCGGCCCCCGATGATGTCGCCGGACAGCCGGGACGGGTTGATCCAGGTGCAGCCGGTAGGCCACAGGCCGGGACCGCTCAGCAGCCCAACCGCACCATGCCCGGTAAGCATGGATGCGGCGCAGCGCTGAAGCCAATCGACGGTGAGAGATCCGTCTGCCGGGGAATCAATCGCCTTGCACAGCGATGACGGCGCGCGCGTCCCGTCTGGGCGACGGGTGAACTGATGCAGTGGCAGCGTGCCTACCGTCTCAGAAATGATGCTCACCGCGGCGTACGCCGGAACGATGGCCATCATCGCGTCCGAGGTGATGCCGGCATTTCCCTCCGAGATCCAGGGGAAATCCTCGGCTGTCAACGCGCGACTCTCGGCGGGACGGAGGAGGCTCATCGCTCAGCACCCTTCCGTCGATCGATCAGCCAGGAAATGGCGAGCACCGCACAGCCCGCGACAGCGATCGCACCCGGCACGGTCCAGTCCGCGACCAGTAGCGATGCCGCCACCGCGAGGAGCAGGAGTCCGACCAGGTCAAGCACGTCAGTCAGCCAGGACACTGGCCCACCCCCTCACAGGATCGACGCCATCACGTCATAGTCGGCTTCCTTCGTAGCGGCCAGCCCTACCGTCATCGCCACCAGCGGCAGCCCGGTCACGCCCATACGCTTCCGGTCCCACACCCATACGCCGCCTCGGTCGCGCTTCTGCGCAGCCTGGATCGCAGCCTTCATCACCGGCCCACCGGAGTGGCGGATCTCGCCATCGCTGACCATCTGATCGGATGTCCCGCAGGCGGCCACGAAATCGGCCGAGTTGACCTCGTGAATCGGGATCACCCGGCCCGCTTTCGCCATCGCCTCTTCGATGGTGGACACCAGGTCGACCGCCCACCCCTTGGAGTCGACTGCCACACCAGTCAGCGATTCATCACTAGCGACCACCTCGGCCACACGGCGCGGAATCCAGGACGTCCCGGGAGCCGAGCGCAGGTCACCACCACGGACGGCCGCGACGATCTCCACCTGTCGAGCGCCCGACGCGTTCTCGCCGAGCACCTGCAGTAGGCCGTGGCGTCGATCCTGCGACACCTCGACCACCAGCACGCCAGAGGTCAGCGGCTCCAGCGCACCTTTGCCGCGCATCCACGCAGCCACGTCCAGCACACCCGTACCTGCATCGTCGAGCGACGGCCAGACGCTGATCCGCTCTCGCAGGAAGCCTGCGATGTCGGCCTGCGCGGCCTCCCACTCGGAGTCGATTGTCTCGGCCTCGATCAGCGTTCCCAGCGAAGGGTTCGACCATCGGCGGTTCTCCCACGACTCGGGATCGATCACAGCCTGCGGATCATCGGAGTTCTTCGGGGTCCATTCACCCCAGGCCAGCCGCGTCGATTCGCCCTTACGTCCACGGTCACGGACCGAGGTCCACACCTCGCAGTCATTGACTGCGGCATCCGGCACGGTGCCGGTGAAGATCAGTTGGCGGCCCTTCTTCGCCGCGGTCGAGTACAGCAGCGCCCGCAGCGCCAGGACCGAGAGTTCCTGTGCCTCGTCGAGGATGATTCGCGTGGGCGAGAATCCGCGACCCGAGGACTTCGACCGGGCCACGAAGGCCAGTCTGGCGCCTGATGCGGCCCGAAGGTCCGGGTCCTTCTTCAGCTCGATCACGTGGACGCCGGTGCCGCCGCCGTCCCACTTCGCGACCTGTGCGGACAGCTCGTCATTGGCCTTGATGAGAGCGACGACGCGAAGGTACGCCTCGTCGTTGGTCTTCATCTCGTGGGCGGTCCACATCGTCTGGCCGCCACCAATGAATAGCGACCAGAGAGCGATCGCCTCCAGCGCGCCGCCCTTGCCGTTCTGCCGTGCGACCAGGAAGCCGCACTCCGTGGCAGCCCAGCGCCCGCCGCGGGTGGCCAGCACCATGCGGATCACGATCTGCTGCCAGGCCATCAAGACCAGACCGCATGCGAGAGCTAGCGCTATCGCCTGATCTGCTGCCGCTTCGCTATCCCACTTCGGACGATGCAACACTCGCGGACGCTGCCGGCCCTTTACCGATCGCGGAGACGGAGGCAAGCAGGCCACCCCCTCCGCCGCTCGGCTTCGCTCCAGTCACACGCTCCACACCAAGCGACTGCAACAGCCCGCGCAGAGTCGATGCCTGCTGCCGGGCCTCTGCCAGCACGGCGTCAAACCTCACTTCGACGGTGATGGGATGATCGGCGAACTCGAGCGCTTCGGCGAGGTCCTTCACCCGGAAGCGCATCAGATTAAGCACGCCATCGCCTGCAATGATCCGATCCAACTCATCGAGGCGATCGGCGATCCGCGCCGACTCCACCAGCAGCGCCCGCTGCCGGGGGTCGGTCGCTTGCGCCAGCAGC